CGCCACGAAGTCAGAGCCTGTCAAGTAAGACGGGCTTTTTTATTTTGTAAAAATGGCGACAAAAAAACTATCGTATGAATTATTTTTACGATAGTTTTACGATATTTTGTTTTCGGATTTATTTTTATTATAATATTTTTTCTATGATTTGAACCGCCTGTTTATCCATCTCGGGTGTTACATGGGAATAGGTGTCCATGGTCACATTGAAACTGCTGTGGCCTAATCTGTGCTGAATGATTTTAAAGTGGATGCCAGCTTTGACTAACATGGTGGCATGGGTATGGCGCAGGCTATGGAAGGTGAAATGTGGAAGATTTATTTTATCAAAAGCATGACGAGCCATCTTTGATAGAGTGTTTTGGTGAATGATATGTCCTTTTTCATCAGGAAATACTAAACGTAGTTGATACTTATCAAACGATCCTCCAGCTTTTAATCTTAGACGTTCGCAGTAGGCATGCTGCTGTTTAAGCATTATAATAGTCTTTCTGTCAATTGTGATTGTCCGGCGGCTTGATTTTGTTTTTAGATTTGTCGAAATAATATCAGTACCATCTTTTCGAATAACAGACTGGTCAATCGTTATCGTTCCCGCATCAAGATTTACGTTCGACCAGGATAGGCCTATGATCTCTCCGCGGCGCATTCCCGTAGCCAATGCAAATTCAACTATGCGCCGAAAGGGTTCGTTATCAATGGAATCCAGCAAAACATCTATTTGGTCTTTTGTTAATGCCTCAGCCGCTTTACGAGGTCCTTTGGGTGGTGTGACATTCTGCAGGGGATTTACTCTTAAGGCTCCATCTTCTACGGCTTGGTTAAGGGCTTTCTTGGTAATTGTGTGGACATATCTTACCGTACGCGCGGAAAAGCCGGCATCAATGAGAATAGTCCAGTAATTACGGAAGGTAGTAGCAGATAAATCCATGAGCAGGAGCTGACCGATAGGAGCGCGACCAATATGTTTTTGTAGCAGATAGCCATAACTTTTATAAGTCTGTGGAGAAAGGGTATTTTTCTGTGCTTCTACCCATGCCATTACCCATTCCGCAAGAGTATATTTTTCGATGGATAATGGACAGGTTTCTTGTAATTCTTTAAAATCGTCCCTCTTTTTCTTGGCAATAGCGGCCGTTTTTCCATAAAAATGATATTGCTTCCCTTTGAAATAATAGGTAGTTTCGTATAAGTTGTCTTTCCTTTTAGGCATGATAAAATCAGCTCCTTTTCTGAAATAGGGCTGATTGTGCTATAATATATGCGTAACCAGCCTGTGGTAGGGTTGTTACAACTGCCGGAAGGATACCCTTTATCGTTCCGGTTCCCGTCGTCATATTGCGAGTATGGCGGCGGGGTTTTTATTTAATGATAGAGAAGCTTATTGCTAAGTTTTAAAAATACAAATTTTCAAGACTAAGCTGTATTTAAGTCTAAAAAAAAATACTTTTTTAGACTTAGCACCAATTAAGTTTTAAAAATCGGTCCTTCTGAATCTTAGTTAAATAATATTAACAAGTTGCTGAAATATATATTTGCTTTTCCTTTCACTTCCAGTTCTAGTAATAAATCCAGCATCTGCTAATGTGTGTAGTGTGGAATAGACAGAACTTCGAGGGAGCGTAGATTTTCTTATAAATTCCTTGGGTTCAATACGAAGGTTATTGAACAAATAATCAATGATAGGATATTGATCCGTACGTTTCAAAATGTGTTTCATTTCATCATAGAGTTGTATAATTCTTTTTGATGTTTCGATATGATTTACGCTCTCTGCTTCAACTCCATGCAAGAAGAAAATTAACCATCTTTTCCACGATTGAATTAGTAGATGTTTTTCGTTTGTCGCGGATATATCAAAAAGACATTTTTTATATTTGTTATCGTGAGAGGCGAAATATCGGCTGATGTAAAATGTAGGAGAGGGTATACTTTGGGATGTATATAAAAATAGAGGAATAAGCAGGCGTCCTACACGTCCATTTCCATCCTTAAAGGGGTGAATCATTTCAAATTGAGCATGTATAATTGCTGCTTGAATTAAAGGAGACACTTCATTGACTTGATTCATATAAATGACAAGATTTTCTATATATTCATCTGTAAGGTAAGCCGGAAGGGGTGTAAAATTGCCCAGTAAATCATTTTGAATGTAATTTTGTTCTGTTTTAAACTGTCCGGGAGTTTTAGTTGAGCCTCGTACATTATTTGTTAATAAAATGGAGTGCAAATTACATATGATGTTTTTGGTTATATTAAAACCCCGATCTTTAAGTTCATCTCTTCCATATTCCATTGCTTGCACATAATTGGTTATTTCTACAATGTCATTTTTTAATGATTCAGTTTCCGGTTCATCTTTAACTACATCGCTAATGGTTGCTAACGTGCCCTCTATTTTCGAAGAAAGAACTGATTCCTGTAACGTTAAGGCTGAAACTAAAATTGATGGATTTGGAAGATTTTGTAAATAGCCTATAAATTCAGAAAGCTTTGAACTTGCATTAAAACAGATTTTCAAGAACTCAAAATCCGCTAGAAGGCAAGAGATAATTTCACTTATTGGAAGTTTTGGTGGAATGTGCGGTTCAGGGAAGTCATTAATATTCATCATTATCTCCTTAAAATAATATTGCAATGCCACGATAGGATAATTGAATAAACACCTGTCTATTTCTTATTGTGCAAAATGTAAGATTTGCACAATTGGGAGGGGCAAGTATGACGGCATTTTTTATGTTTTGAAAAAGTCATTTACGATTTTACTTGAATATAATACAAGTTGTTAAATTTTTAAATAGACAATTTACTAACATCCTGATTGGGTTGAGAAAAATTTTATGATTTGGTATATTATAAACAGCTCATCTGCCATGTGTAGAAGGAGTACCTAAAAACGTCGCGCCTACTATTAGACGGGCGTTTTTTGATGCTTTGTATAGTCTTTTAGTAGTTTTTTCATTGTATGTGGGTGGTTAACATAAAAAGCAGTAATTAATAGATAATAGCTATTTCTTTTTTCAAGGATAACGATATACCTTTTTTCTTCTAAAAATAAATGTATACGTTCTTTATTTTTATATGGAGATGTCCAGATCTTCATTCCTGTACAATTTTCGTAAGAGGCAGGAGTGCATCCTGAATTTTCTATAAATTTACGCGGCCATTTTATTCTTTCGCAACGCCTAAAATCGGGACGTCTATCATTATTCTTCATATAGTCTTGGCATGTTATATGAAAAAATGCCTCTTCTTTTCCATTTTCAATAGGGTATTTACGAATTTGTACAGGAAATCCATTAAATATAGGGTGATAAATAATAAAATCATTGTAGAAAATATTATATAAAATGGCCTCATATTTTCTATAATTCGATAGATCTGCAGGGATTATATCCGGTACCCAACAATCGCAAAATTTATTCATTTTACTGAGCTTTCCAAACAAATATATTAAACTTATCTTCTCGTAAAAGAGTAGTTTTCCTTAGGGAATATCCAGTTTGTTTTTTTATAAATTCTATAAGATCTTTCTTTGCTGAACTTCGCTTTTCGATGTCTCTATTTTCATAGCAAACCGATCCAATAAGTAAATCTACTAACTGCATAATGGCAACTTCTTCAGAACGTATAACCTGGACCTTATTAATGATACTTCCAGAAAAATCATATAGGGAATTACTGCAAACCTCTTGGAGTCTTCTCACTTTTTGGGATGAGATGGTATCCTTGATGTCTAAATAAATATCATAAGAATCTTCTCTTTTGAAAATAAAATGTAACATTTCAAAATACATTTTATAGTACCAACTATCATGAGTTTGATTGAATTTTTCATGGTTAAGAATTTTTTTGTCTGGAATTACGATACATCTAAAATGCAAATGATCATTGCTAAAAAAGTAATTTAATAATTCGGAATATAATTCAATTTTTGAAGGGCTGATTTTTGTCCATTTTAGCTCAAGATTCTTGGGGATATTGTGGGTGGACTTTATATTAGCGATCTCTTTATTAACTTCTTGTATTTTTGTATATGGACACCAGATAGAACCCAGAACCATGACAGTACTTTGATCATGTTCTAAGTGGCAACTCTCATCACAATAAATATTGTATTTCATAATAATTCTCCTTATGAAATAAAATACCTTACAATTTCCCTCTGATTTCAACGACTTCCCCGAAATTCAATTATTGAAAAATATCCCTTATAAAAATATTGCTTATAAAGTATAATTAAATAAAGGAGGCGATTAGAATGAATTCATTAAAAGTCATAAAGATTTCACTTTATATAATTTTTACATCAATTCTATCTATCGCTTTGTTGATTCCATGTGTGTATTTCCAACAACTGAATTTTTGGTGGAAGGGGATTTATTTGAATGGACCGATTTCTATTTTAATATCCTCGTGGATAATTCTTAAATATATAAAAGTGGAAACAAGTATTACTGAGAAGGACTAAAAACCATTAGTCCTTCTTTTCCGTTGGACCGGAAACATCTAATTTCTCTATAGCGGCAGCCATTTTGGTAATTTCCTGCAGTGCCGTAGGAGACGCCATTATTTTTTTTGCTAATTCATCAGCGGTTTGTTCTTTTGGGGGATTAAATGATCCTCCAAAAGAAAATCCCTTTATGCCTATGGATAGGTTAAATGAACCGCCCTGTTCTTTTGCGACTTTCATTACATATAATACCCCGATTATGGCGGCAATTAACATAATTACCGATGTAGCACAAATATATTCTATTGGACCAGGAGATTGCACATTAATTTTTATTTTCATGTTTTCTGTGGCTTTTATTATTTCATCCGGCAGTTCGGCCATCTTAGCTATGTTCTCAAAGCTATACAGAAATGGTCTTATGTCCGATAGAGCAATATCATTGGTTGTATTTACACGAAAAGTAATATGTGCTTTATTATTTTCAACATATAGGGAAGATAATGAACGGTTTATATATCCACTTGATTCAGATACATCAGTAATAACATGATGGGAATAAATGGCCTTATATAAATAAGGATCCAATTTCTCTCGACTTATTGTTCTTACCCAACGGATTTTTCTTCTTTTGGCAAAGGGACACTTTCCTTCTTCTTCTGTACTTTTATCCGATGTAATTATTTCTAAATTACCGGTTATTTCGCCAAAAGAGATATATTGAGAGTTTACACTTGGGATTAAGACAATGTCTCCTATTTGCATTTCATTTATGAATCTGTTTAGCTGGTTGAAAACTAATGTTGGACGGATTTGTTTTGTATCATTAGTGTCAATAGCTACCTTTATTTTCTCAATTAAGGCATCTTTATAGGAACTATCGGAGCTGATCTTTTTTAAATCAATAGATACTATATTATTGTATCCGACGGCAATAAAATTTTCGTTCTTGTATTCGTCATAAAATAGGCCACCGTTAGTTCTTACAAACCAATAACCGCGATCTTCTATTTTATCTACTTGAAATTCAAACTTATATGGCGGTGGTGCATCCATTTTGAAACGTCTCCTTTTCATATCTCAAATAATTTTATAATTTCCCTCTGATTTCAACGACTTTCCCAAGAATAGTCACCGGAAGTTCTTTACATTCTTTTTTATTGTATGTCTTTGGTGTGTAAACGGACGGATTCCAGCCTATTAAGGTCAGTCCGGCATAAGCCGCTCTTCTCCATTAATGGAATATATTCTATTTACTAAAGATGATGCTCATCCCAAATTTTTACATCTTTTATGTATTTAATCCATCCGTTAAGTGCAGAAAGATAAACAGATAAAGGTTTATTTATAATTTCGACACAAATTATGTCATCTAATGATTTTGCGTGAGCTTTCATGCTTAAAACTTGCATGTATCTACAAGCTGCATGTTTTCTTTCTTCAATTATATAGTTTCCCTTGTTGTGATTATCTATGTATAAAACAGCTTCTTGATGAGATTTAAATACTCGTGAAGCCCGAGTTGCTCCACTTTTAACAACTGCGTATTCTGAGTAGGGGTCAGTAAAGAAAATTTTTCCTACATACAATCCTGAGGTTTTATCAGAATAATTTACAGAGAAGATTCCCGCACTATTTCTGGCTATTTCATACACGCCATGAAGACCAGAAATAGTTGAAGCTTCTTTTAATGTATCAAAAAATAACCGTTCTGTTCTTGTTAAGTTTTTTGCAACAGCTATATCAAGTGCAGGATCGTGTACGGGGCATTGTGCGTTCTCATCCCAATCCCATATCCTGGATTTAAAAGTTATCGTGCATTTTTGAGAATTTATGGAATAGGATACATCTTTATCAGTAACAGGAGCATTTTTAACTATTTGAGAATATGGAATTTCTATTCTCTGCTTATTTCTTTTGATATGTCTATAAAGAAAATAAATGACTATACATATAAAAATGATAGGTATAAATTTCATGTTAAACGTGCCCTAATCGATAAAGGTTTTAGTGAACCTCTGATTGCTTTAAAATCGCAAGTCCAAGTATCTTGAGACTTTCGCAATTGTTTTCATTAAAGTGTAATGGCGGGTTAGCCGGGTTTTCCGATACCAACATTACGCTATCAGTGAATCTATAAAATCGTTTCAAACAAATTTTTTCGTTATCAATCTCCACACAAGCAATCTTACCATTCGGTATATCCTGCACAGATTTTACAAAGACTATATCACCATCTTTTATTCCTGCGTTTATCATACTATTACCACGGACTGTGATACAAAAATCAACATCGTATTTATTTTCTATATCATAGTATGGCGTATCTTGGTTCAGATCTTCGAGTGGTTGTCCTGCCGCCGCGTAGCCGAGCATAGGGACTTTCTTAAATTTAGGTCGATGCGTACCTGGTGGGATATGGGAATCGATATCCCATCCCATAATTACGGCAGGGCTTATTTGCAGGGCGCCTGCCAAAGCGACAATTCTATCTCTGCGCATATTTGCGATGTCCCCTGACTCCCAACGAGATATAGTCGCTGGAGAAACGTTCACCTTTTTCGCTATGTCTTCTAAAGTTAAACCTAATTCCAATCTTCGATCTTTTAATATATCTTTTACGGCCATATCATCACCTCTTTTGTCCAATATTAACATGTAAATTGCGAAAAAGCAAATTATTTTGTAAAAAAGCATTGACTTTTACAAAAACGCAAGTTATACTATTTACGTAAACGCAAAAAGAAAGCGAGGTGAGAATTGAATGTTGAATAAAAATAAGTTCAAATATTATGCGGCGAACAAAGGTATTCCCTTAAATGTTTTAGCAATGAAAATGAGTATGAATCCTGCGACGCTTAGCAAAAAGTTAAGCGGTCTTACGGAATTTACTCGTAAGGAAATTCAAGATTATCAAGACTTGACGGGGGTATCAAACGCGGAAATGCTATCTATTTTTTTTAATTAATTACTTACGTAAACGCAAACAAGAAAGGGGATGTGAGGATATGGAAGAGAAAAAAGACCGTATTACAGAATTGCAGATGGCAGTGAAGCCGCTGATTGAGTATATGCGTAAATATGAAACGCCCATGACTACGGCAATAGTCACAGGCGTCGGCGCGGAGATAGTATCCACAGAAATCCATATTCCTTTTGAAGAAGATCGGGGTTAGCGAATACGAACTTCACTATGACCCTTCAAGTATTTATGAACGAACGATCCTTTTGAGGATGCATTCAAGAATTGTGAAAATAATTCTTCACTGCAATTGGGATAACGATAAGCATATCCATTATGAAAATGAACTTCAATAACGCCATCTTCATATCCAATGGATTCAACGTTCGATGATGAAACAGGAATCATATCCATAAAAATTCACCTCCTCTCTATATGAATTATAGGGGAGCGTGGAGCGTAAAGCAAAAGCGAGGTGAGAAAAGTTGGAAGAAAGAATCTTATCTTTGCTGAAAGGCAAAAGCGTGGCAGATATTGATGAAATATTAAACTCCGTGCGGAAACGTGTCGCGATGAACTCTATTTATGGAAGTGCAAAAGACATTGAATCATGGGAAAAGCAAAGATTGAAAAAAGCACAGGAGTTCATTGACTCATATACGGCAACCATGCTGAAGTCTCGGATGGAAAGATTTAATTGTTTGAATAATCATTCAGCTTCGCATAGTCGTTCAATATCAAGGAGAGTTTACGATTTTTTCCTAAACATTCTACGGCGATTACCTTAATATCAGAAGTTCCTTGCTTTTCGGGAGATTTGAGGAGTGTGCTGTGTATGAATTGGATTTGTCTATAATAGCTGCCTGCAAATTGCAAATTCTCTTTGGGCATTTCTGTGAGGTATGGCAGTGCCAGCATCCCGAAAGTAGATGCTAAGTCTGAATCGTAATCTGAGGAGTATTTATTAATAATCGATAGCAGCGCGTCATAATGGGTTTTCAATTCAATATCCGCAAGGATGGCATATTTTTGAGACAGCTTTGCTTCTTTATACTTTTGTATCCACCATGTTGCAAAGAGAATGACAAGTCCTGATATAACACCCTGAAATAGCAAATCGATTATTTTATCAATGAACATCACGGAGAATCACGTCCTTTCTGCCAACATTATAACAGAGTGAGCAGAAAGAGAATTACAACAACCTACCACAGAAAAAACATAGAAAGGAGAGAAAAAATGGAAAAATTCATGTTAACCCCGAGAGAAGCTTGTGAATGCACGGGAATAGGCGAAAAGCAAATTCGAGACTGGGCAAAGAATGACACCACATTCCCTGCGCTGTCAGTAGGAGTTGATATCCATATTCCTTATGACGAGCTGAAGGCATGGCTGTCAAATCGTGCACGACTACGAGTGGGTCTAAAAACACATGACTCTCAAGTTGCCGGGATTATTAGGAAGAGGAGAAAGCAGGCATGAACAAACCATTGATTTGTACGACAATTCTCATGTCGGCGGCACTGGTGGCTGGTGCCGCGGTTGACGCAGACAACATCTACAATCGGCTCTTCCCGGAAACAAAGATTGTCGAATACAGGAGAGAGGTCAGACCAGGAGATACCCTATGGACAATCTGCGGCGAAATCGCCACCGACAAAGAGGACCTGCGGAAACTGGTCTATCAAGCGAAGAAAGACAACAGGATCCGGGATGTGGGCAACCTGCAGCCGGGGATGTTGATTGTAGTCAGAGTTGAGGAGGCAAGAAATCAGTGAATGCAGAAGAACAACTTAATATTTTGAAAGAAAAAATAGAAAAGATGAAGGAGACGTATAAGGGCGCGCAAGATTATGAGTATGAAAATTATAAGAAATATAACGAAGAGGGTGACACAGTCGCAGCAAACAGGGCTCTCGGTAAATCTTATGCATTTGAGGCGATATATACGTACATCAAAAACATGTAAAAAGCCGGCTGATGTTTGCAGCGTCAGTCGGCAGGCGGAAAAATATGGGTAAATTTCCGCCTCTATTGTAACAAAAACAGGAGGATTACACAAATGGACGAAGAATTACAAAAAGTAACAAATGAGTTATGTGAGATTTTAAACCCCATGAATGTAGAGCTTGAGAAATGGTTATTAAGAAAAAAGAACCGTTTTATAGAATCTAATGGAAAACCCGCTAAATTAGGACTATTAATCGGAAATGCTTATGCGGTTTATATCCTTATTGATGATCTGCTGAACAACGCTGATTGATTAATTGAGGTAAAAGCATGGAACGTGAAGCATTTAATACCTTGAAAGTGGGAGCAAAAATCAGTGAGCCAAGAGGGCGTGAAGCTCCGCCAATCAAGGGGATATTGGCGGATAAGGTCGGAGAAACGGCCTTGATGAGAACGGGGTATACTCCCGGATGGAAACCAATTCTGCGATGGGCACATTATACAAAATTAAAAAAGGAGATATAGCAATGGATACAAAAGAACCAAAAACAATAGATACTGAAGCGAAAGTAACAGATATTCAAATTATTGAACCGCAGATTCTTTCCGCGGATCTCAACGTAACGACTAATTTTGAAGATGTAAAGAAGAATTTGCAGGTAATCACAGAAAAATATAAAGGATTGGTCGTTACTGATCAAAACCAAAAGGACATGGAAAAAACTCTCCGTGAAGTCGTGTCGCTCCGGACGAGTATTCAGAAATTTGAAGTCAACGGGAAACGGCAGCTCCGCCGCCCGATGGATCAATTCGCGGATGCCTGCAAGGAACTTTTAAAAATTGTGAATGAAGCGGAACGACCACTGCGGGAACAGCTTGACGCTTACGAAGCAAGGCGGCAGGAAGGTGTAACAAAAGTCATTCTGCACAAGTATGAAGAAATGGCGTTTGATGCAGGAATACGTGAAGAGTTCCGCTCTTGCGAGATTCTGTCCAAATGGATGAATAAGACGGCAAAATTGAAGGACACCTATGAAGATATCGCTCGCTTAGTATCTGAACAGGCGACTGCGCAAAAACAGCATGATGATCTCAAAGAACTCCGCAATTCCCGCCGTGAGCTGGCACTTCTACAGACAGAAAAAGCCAATAGAGACTATGCTTTGGCGACGCCCATTACGGAAGATTTCCTGACAGACGAGCTGCTGGACACATCAGCCGAAATCATTAAAAACACAATCAATGAGGAAGCGCTGCGCCGCCATGAGATGGATGAGAATGCAAGGCAGGTATCCTCGCCCGCTGTTTCAACTCCACCGCCGGCGGCCAAGCCTCCTGTGGTACCGATACCGCAGGTTGAACCCGGCGTGTCATGGCCTAAGGTAATGACGGTCACAATTACACTTAACAGTTCATTTGACTATCAGGCAGTAGAAAACGTATTAAGCAGTCTTCCGCCGCAGATTCGATGGAATTCCGATATAAAGGAGATATAACCATGGCAATTGAATTTAAAAAAGCACATCGATCCAAAGCTAAGCTCAGGCTGGCTATTGCGGGCCCGTCAGGAGCGGGGAAAACATATTCGGCGCTTCTGATTGCGTCAGGCATTGTCCCTCTGGAAAAGGTGGCTGTTATTGACACAGAATCAGGATCTGCAGATTTGTATGCAGATTTAGGCGGATATTCCACGGTGACGATTAATCCGCCGTATAGCCCTCAGAAATATATTGAAGCAATCCACGCGGCAGAAGCGGCAGGATTCGAATTAATTATTATTGACAGCCTGTCACACGCATGGAGTGGAGAAGGGGGCCTGCTTGATCAGCAGGGGAAAGCGGCAGACAGCAAGTACAGAGGAAACAGCTGGGCGGCATGGCGTGAAATTACGCCGCTTCACAACCAGCTGGTAGAGACCATGCTGCATACGCCACTCCACGTCATTGTCACAATGAGAAGCAAGACGGAATATATACAGACCGATGTAAATGGAAGGAAACAGATCCAGAAGGTCGGTATGGCACCTATCCAGCGTGACGGTATTGAGTATGAATTTACCACTGTCTTTGATTTATCGCAGAACCATACAGCTACGGTCAGTAAGGACAGGACAAAGCTGTTCGATGGGCAGTATTTTACGCCTACGGCTGATTGCGGCAAAGCGCTCCTGCAGTGGCTTAATGCGGGTGCTCCGGCTACGGAACCCGCGCCTGTTATCCGTCAGGCCGCGACACCGGCAGTTAATCAAATGCCTGTAAACGCTGCCGCCGGCAAACCACAAGACAAAACACACCGCCAGCGTTTGGAGCGAATTTGGGCGCAGATCGGCTGGGATAAAACACAGCCGCTGGATACTTACATGACCGCCCGCATGCAAGGTCAGCGCGGAGATGCGGCGACAGTCAACGACGCGACAGACGCCGACTGGCTTGCTGTGGACAGAGAGATTACAAAATACCTGATTGAGCAGGGACAGGCAAAAATTGCGGAACCTCTTACCGGTGAACCGCTTTTAAATGATACAGATGTCCCATTTTAAAAATAAAGGAGAATGACTATGATTTCAGCTACACTTTATGGAAGAATCGCAAGAGAACCGGAGCTGGTACAGCCAATGACGGGCAGAGACGCTTATGTGCGGTTTTCTATGGCGGTAGAAACCGGGCGCAAAGACGAAAACGGCAACCGGATTGCACAGTTTGTCAGTATTTCTGTATTCGGAAAACAGGGAGACACAATCCGCCAGTATTTTCATAAGGGCAATCGTATCGCATGCCATGTGCGGAATCTGGAAGCCCGTGCTTATATTGACAAAGCCAACCAGCCACAGGCAAGTCTCAATGCGGTACTGACTGGAGTAGAATTTGTCGAAACGAAGGCGGAACAGGAACAATCGGCGCCGCAACCTGCTGCCGTACCGCAGATGGGGACGGCGGCG